TTATTAATTTTTTCTTTTTCGGCTTTGGGATACATCCAAACAGCCCCCCAATCTTATTAAAATCTTAATTTCTTAATTAAATCTTAATTTAAGGTTTTTTTAAGGTTTTTGGGGGGTGGGGGTGATGGTCATTTTTTAAGGTGGGGGTTTCCATGCACCTCTCAAAATGAAATATAGCATTGTTTGCTCTAAGTCCAATTATAAAAGGATTTAGAAGAAAGTCCTAAGAAGAAAAGAAGGGGTAGTTTTAGTGTTTACTGCTATAGTAGTATTTGTGCCTTCTCTGGATTCAGGCAAAATAAGTAGTTGATGATACATATAATATAATATTTCTTGTATTAAAGTCGTAAAGTCGTATATATTATAGCAAATATAAAGGGGAAGTCCTATATGAGCGTTAATTTACCAGATAAATGGAAGCCTTCAAAGGCTCGTGCTTTGGAATTTATGACAGCATACCCTAATGCCAAGATGGAAGAAGTAGCGGAAGAGGCGGGAGTTAGCAAAGCAACTGTACATCTATGGATGAGAGACCCTGAGTTTGTAGAGGTGTTCTATCAGAAGTATATGATTTCTTTCGGGTCTAAACTGCCATCTATTTTAAATGCTATGATACGAGAAGCTGAAGCAGGTAATGTTCAAGCGGGTAGGCTTATTCTTGAACATTCAGGCAAACTTATAAAAAGGGTCGAAGTTAATAATACACAAAGCCCATTTGAGAAGTTTCTCGATAACGCATCTCCTAAACACTATGAGAGTGTCCAAGAAGCAGAATTTACGGTTATGCCAGAAAGACCAGTCTACGAGAAAAAAATAAAACCCAAAACAAAGGCTCAAGAAAAAGCAGAGCTACGTAAATTGGAGAATACTATGGAGAAACGTAGGGAATCTGCCAAATGGCGTACAAGAGCAAAGAATGTAGGCGTAGAAATCCTACCAAGGGGTCGGAAAACCCCAAATCAAACGAAAGAATGGCAAGAAAAGGTAATAAAAGCCGAAAATAGCTAATTCTGCCATATCTCTCAATATTACTAAACTTACAGGTAAAAAACCAGTACCGATTTTTCGGTATACCCCCTTTGACCCCCCTATACCAATTAATTGGGTGGGGTAAGCCCTTTTTTGCCTATCCCCACCCTCGGTGAGACACTGAAAACCATGTCTGATTTTTTCGAACCATATATACTAACGTATATATATAGATATAATATATAATACCTTTAGGTAGAATCTAATATATCGATATTGGCATTTAGTTAATATCTATTTGCTTCTTGTCTGATTCCAAATGTTCTTTCTTCGGAATCTCGATTCTAAGTACACCATCCTCAAATTTGGCAGTGATTTCAGTAGATAAGTTATCACCTAATTGAAATGAACGCTTAAATGAGGAGTGCTTTAGTTCTCTCATAATATAACGGGCATCTTCATCTTCTAACTGGTGCTTATCACCACTGATCGTGAGGACTCTGTCTTCTACGTCGATGTTGAGTCGTTCCTTCTTCATTGAAGGCATTTCAGCGACGATTACAACGCATTCGTCGTAATCAACCACATCTACCTTCGGGAAAGAACCGTGTTTGAATGAAATTCCAAATTCTTTTTGGAAGTTCGGGAATTGGCTTTGCACAATCTTATCAAACATTGTGTCAAAGGGTGTTAGAAATTCATCTCGATTGAAATGAATTGGTACTCTTGCTATTTTCATTATTAACTCCTATTGTTATGCAAGTTGGCATCCTCACAATGAGCGATGCTTAAAAAACTATTTAATAATCAGTTTTTAATTCTTCGGCAAACTCTTCTTCAATTTCTTCGAGGAAGTCAGCTTCTGCCGAAACGATAGATTCTCTCACATTGAATGAATTGCAAGCTGGACACTCTTCATTGGTATTACCAACAGCAAGAGTATTCCAATCCCATGCACAATCATCACAAACCCATCGTTTTATGTTATAATTTTTCATATTTTTATTGTATCATTAATCTCAATGTCTTCTGGCATTAGCTGGCAGTAGCAATACTCTTTACAGACACTCCATCCAGAAGCGGGCATTCCTCTTGATTCCCAGCCTTCCCATGTGTCAAGTTCTCCAGCTCTGCTTTCACAATCAGGGCATACATTCTTTGAGACAGTAACCCATCTCAACTTTCGCCCCATTTCTCCGCTTCTGCGGAATGCTTGGTTAATTCCTCCAACAACTCCTCGCTTAATGGAGTTGCCGAACTCTCCAAAGATTCTTCCTCTTTCCCTAAAATCCGTACCAAGAACCCCAATAATTGATTGTTCGCTAACGCCACTTCGTGTAAGTCGTTCAATTTCTTGTCTAAGTCGTTCTGTGAAGATTCGCACATCGTAAGATAATCCGAGAGCAATCCATAAAAGTATTTCTCTATCTTTGTCATCTAATCTCTCTTTGTCTGCCATAATATACTACCCTTATGTTTTTAATACAAGTGGTGATTTTCTGTAGAGAGACTCCCTGATAGAATCTGTGAAGGTTTTTTGTATATCTTCCAGTTTCGGTATAACTATAAACGGTCTTGCTGGGAAGTGTCCATTAGGATGCCCACTGTGATGGATAGGGGCATATCCAGTCATCTCCATCCCATCTTTTGTCTTCTTTAGGCTGTCGTGTAAAGCCCCTGAGTCATACAGTGGTCTGTTTCCACCGTGCCTCGTACCCGTTTTACCCCTTTTACGCCTATCTATTGTAGATTGTTTAAGCTTTGGCTTTACCTTACCGCTTTTTATAAATTCTTTGGATAACTCTACAGATGTCCCGACAAAACTATCGGATACAAATTTATCAATTAACTTAGGCATATCACTGGCAAGTTTGCCGAAATCAACCCCGACTTTTATCTCTAACTTCATTCCAGAAATCCTCCCCTAATTTTTTCGCTTCAAAATATTTATCTTGGTATTGAAGAATAATCTTCTCGACCTGTCTTTCCCCCCAAGCGACTGGGTTCTCAATGATTTCTTTGATATTTCCTTCTAAAATTACCTCAATATCATTGATTTTGTCCAGCTTCCTGACGGAATTGAGCAAAGATTGACTGTTTTGATTCGCTTTCGTTTGTTTTTCTATTGGCATCTATTATTCCTTGTGCTTGTTCTTCGCTTAAATCTTTATTATCTCTAACCATGATCTTGGCACGGGTAATTAAATTCTGTTCTAAGCTGAATTGGTCTTTCGTGATTTGATCTTGAACTGTCGTCGGGTATTCCACTTCTTCAAAATCAATTCCGAAATCTTCAGGTAACATAAATCCGTTATATTCTGCAATAACTCGTTCAACATCATAGAAATCTTTTTCATATAATCTCCATAGTGCTATATCATCAAAATAATCTTCCTTACGCTCAAGGTCTTTAATCATCAATGAAATACCTGATGGTACTTCACCGCCTGATTCTGCCCATTGAATCCATAAATGATTATTAGATGCGACGAGTTCGATTTGAAATTTAATATTGTTTATAGCTTCGGCAACATTCCCACTTGGTGAGGTGATGTGATATTCACCCTCATCACCCATATCGAGAATTTCATTAGAACCTGTTCTCATAGATTGTTGGTCACTCCGCATCCCTCTAACCCAAGGCTGTCCAAACATATTGAATCTCATACCAAGATTCATTTCCGTAAGACCAATGTTCACCTGCTCGTTACAATTAATGATGTCACTTGCACCCTCTACGAAAAAAGAGTCGATTTGGTCTTCTCTGTGGGTAAAAACGAATGGTAGAACACCATAGGGGTTCTCAGATTCTTCTAATACCTTACCATCCTCATCAAGCACGGCATATTTCTCTGCATCCCAATATCCCCATTGCAACCCTACCGTATTGGATAAATCTGATGTTTTATTTAATAGTGGGTATATAATGGCTTCTGGTTTGAATGGGTTGTCACCAAAATATGTCTCAAAGTAATAAATTGGTCGATAATCAAATTTTCCATCATTCCAGAACACTCTATTAGCAATAGTCCCTAAAAGTCGTGTCATTCTTTCGGAATGTTTCATCCTTACATCTTTTGTGGGGATTAATGAATTGTACATCTCAGTAGCTTTACCCACGGTTCGTTTCGCACCTAATGTGTATATTCTGCTTATCTTATTTATAAATTTTCGGGTAAAATTTGTGACAGATGGTGGAATCTCCCCAAAAGCCTCCCCTGAAAAATACGATTTGATGTACGAATCGGTAGAAGTCCCTGAATAATAGTCCAGAAACTTTCTTATTTCCTCTCTTTTAGCCTGAGAGTTCATAAGTTTCGCCTCTGTTAGCTTATCTCTAATTAATTGCTCAATCATCTTTGAATCCTTTTCATTGTTTTGTTTTTCATCGGAAAGCGATTAGTAATAAAATATCTAAAAGCATCATTCCCGTGATCGTGATAACCATCTTTAATTGGTTCTTCTTTTATTGGTTTGCCATCTTCGGTCTCTGGATAGCGATATTCTTCAAAATCTTGTATAACATCTGTACATTTTTTATCTACATGGATTCTTCTTGACCCATCTGCACTTGAAAAGAATCCCCTCGCATAAGACACACTTGATGTGATATTGCGACTTAATCTATCTCTCATACATAAAATCCTTATACCACTCCTTCTGAATATTTCCATATCTCCTGCCCCAGACTGTCCCTGAACGCTTGAACCAGCAGGGTCTCCATAGTACGAAGTAACGGGATAGCCTTTAATCTTAATCATTTTGATTAAATCTTCTGTTTTTATATTTTCTTTGTGCAAAATAGAATCGAAAACCCTAATATGTTCAGTATCCCCCATCCATTCGGTCTGAATAAATAAAACTGCGGGCATTCTGTAGCCAAAATCAATAGAACAGTAAGTGGGAAGGTTGGCATCATAGTGGAAGTCACCAACATCCAATTCCCTATCGAAATCCCAGACTTTGCCCTGAAATATCGAAAATTCAGCACCAAATTCCTGTCCAAATAATTCTTTTGACATATTTCTCTTACGTTCAAGGATAGCAGGGTCTTTAAGTCCGAGAGGGAACTCATGCTGATTCACCCATGATGGGGCAGAATGACTTTCCCATTCATTGTCTTTCTCTCCGAGCTTGTATAAATCGTAAATCCAATTCCTTCCTTCGGGAGTTGTAATAAATATTACTTTCCCTTTTCTACCTGCAACTGTTGGTGATAGGTACATATCCCAAATTTTCTTATTCATTTTAGCCACTTCATCAATAACGAGTAAGTCCAAGCCTTCTCCGACAAGAGAATCTGGATTATCGGCAGACATTCCTTCTACGGTAGTCCCCCACTTAAACTTGATGAACATATCTTTCTCAGAGGAACGTACAATATCTTCAGGGTGTCCAATAACCATTCTCTGCCAGATTTCCCTAAAAATTAGCCTTGCTTTCTTATAGGACATCCCAACAACCCAAATCCTCTTGTTCGGCTGAGATGCTGTATAGGTGGCTTCCATAGCACTCGCCCAAGTTTTCCCAAATCTTCTCCCACAGACCATAACATGGAATCTGGAATCAATCTTTTCTGGATAATGTAGGGATAATTGCCCATTATGCGGGGTGTATCCAAGATATTCAAACCACTTTCTTTTAAAGTCGTAATTTTTTTCTTGCATTATACTTAAAACTAATGTACATTATAGTATCTATTTAATGCAAGACTTTACTTGCCAATCTTAAAAACTCACTAAAGAGGTCAAAATGTCAGAAGAAAAAGTAGCAGAATCCGTCGATACAGACGTAAAAATGGACGAAGGGACAAAACCCGAAGAAAATGGTATACCCCGTTCAAGGCTTAATGAGGTAATTGAAGATCGTAATAGCTTACGAGAACAATTAAAAGCTTATGAACTAAAAGAAGAAGGTGCTAAGAAGGAAGAACTCGCTAAACAGGAGAAATGGCAGGAATTAAATGCTGAACTTCAAAAAGAAGTTGATTCTTATAAACCTTTCAAGGATAAATATGATGACTTGGATGGTAAAATACGAGGAGAAGCCTTGAGCAAACTTTCTGAATCTAAACAAGAAAAATTCAAGAATCTTAGTACGGCTGATTTGCTAAACGTAGTTGATGAATTATCTATAAAACCAAACCCACCTGACGGTGCTGGTACGGTTGATACTAAAATATCGAAAGATGTTTGGAAAGACATGGATATGAAAGAAAGACGTAGTAATTGGTCTGCAATATTGGATTCTTATAAAAGATAGGAGTCATTAAATGGCTAACGTAACCGTAACCACTGGAGCAAATTTTATCCCCGAAATGTGGTCTAACGCAATTTTAGATTACGCTGAAGCAAAATTCAGCCTAAGAAATCGTGTATCAGACTTTTCGAGTATGCTTGCTGGAGGTGGAGACATTTTACATATCCCAAAAGTAACAGAAGAAACTGCCGCCGCTAAATCAGCAGATACAGCAGTGACTTATTCTGCTAACACAGACGGCAAAATCGACCTTACTGTAGACCAACACCACTACGAAGCTAAACGCATCGAAGACATCGTGAAAGTCCAAGAAAGTGCCGATTTATTTTCAATGTATGCCCGTTCAATGGGTTATGCTATTGCAAAGAAAGTTGAAAACTACATTGCAGTAGATACAATACAATCCGCAACTGGTAACGATACCGCACTTGGGACAGATAACCAACTAACTTCTGCTTTATTGCGAAGTGGCTTGGTAAAGCTGATGAGTGCTAATTTCGATTACTCTGATGGCGATACTTTCCTTTATGCTTCACCTGAAGTATATTCCTACTTACTCGGTCTTGATGAGTTTGTTCACTTCGATAAACGTGGTGACGAAGCTGGTCAGGTTTCTGGAAAAGTAGGTGCTGTATATGGAATGCCAGTCCATGTCAGTGTAGATTGGGACGATGATGGTGGAACTGGTGATGAAACAGCTTCGATTTTTAATCGTGAATCTGTTTATTTCGCAATGCAAATTGCCCCACGGGTTCAAAGTTCTTATGATATTGATTACTTGGCAACTTCCGTAGTTGCTGACGTACTTTTCGGGACTGCTTTGTCCAAAAGTGCAAGTTCAGCTTCATTGGGAATTGTTAATTTCACTAATCCGTAGTAGATAGTTAATAGGGCGGTTGGGGAACTGACCGCCCATTACTTGGAGATAAAATGATATATTTTACAGATAAAGATGGGAACGTGATAGGAAAAGTCGCCCCAACACCAGAACAAAAGAAGAAATATTTAAAGGATGGTTATAAAGAGTGTGATGAGGGTGGCAAAGTTAAGAAAGCCAAGAAGGCTAAAAAGAAGTGAAAAGATTTGATTACTGGTGCGATTTCTGTAATCATAAATTCGAGGAAATTATTACCTCAGATATGATTGCCAGATGCCCAAAGTGCAAAGACGAAAGGGTTAAAAGATTAATTTCTGCACCAACAATCATAAATACAATATCG